ACCATTCCACCCGCGCCATAGCATCTAGAACCACGGAACGATCGACATCAGTTAGATCGAGAAATGGCAAATCATTTTCTAATGCCCACGCGTGCGCTTTCAATCTGCCTTTTAACGGATGATTGCGAGCAGCCCAAAGTGCCATAGCCTTTTTATCAAAATGATTGTGGCATTTACTTGTATCGAAATAAGAAAGCACCTGTGCGGTTTTACGCGGTTTTGCCCAAGATAACTCACGGCGCATATGCGCTGGCGTATGAGTAACGAATAGCCGACTGCCGCGAATTAAAGCGTTAAGTCCTGCGCGTGGTGTTTGTAAATGATGAACAAATACAAACGGGTCATACTCACTTAGCCGAAATAACTGCTGATCAGTGAATAGGTCTGTGCCTGTAACCACTATGGAATCGAATTGGTGTATGTCGTGTGTATCGAATGTGTATGGCGTGACGATTTGTATATCAAAATCTAAAGGTGCTTGCTGCTGATATTCCCAATCAGACATCTCAGCCCCGCCCGCAAACATTCCACTGAATACCGATTGCTGCCCCTCAGAGCCAATCTCAGGGGTTTTTACAACGTGGTGGGTATACCAGCCGACTTTCACGCACTTGGCCGTTCTACGCTGCGCTGTGCAAGAATTTCCAATGATGGCTTCCAATGCTTTTCATAGACAGCATCAGCGTTATACGTTTTGGCAAAATCAATTGCTTTCTGAGATCGTTCCTGCCCGCGATCATAGGCTGCTTCCAATGCTTCCACAATTCTTGGAATAGACGGCATATGGAACCACGCTGTTTGTGGTGCATCCCAAAGCGGTTGCCCATCGACTAACCAGCCGTCACCTAGTAGTTCCGTTGATGCCGCAAACTCAGAAACAATTACAGGTGTCCCGCAGGCTTGTGCTTCGACAGTAGGAATACCAAAACCCTCGCCATAGGAAGTAGCGAGCAAAACATCCATCGCCGTGTAAATCGTTGCAAGTGTCTGCTGATCAATTCCAGTGCGATACAAATAAGGATCAATGAACTTGTACTGATGTTTCTGTAATCCGACTGCCGCCAATAAATCAATTAGTTTGATCCCGCCTAGCGCACCCATCCAGTCTGTATGCAAATACAAGATCGCATCATCGTGTTTCTGCGCGAACATCGAGAACGCCAAGATGTTTTCGCCAAACGCTTTTCTATTTGGGCTGATGCCTTTATTCGCTGCATTCATTCCGACAACAAATTTGTCGTTAGGAATGTCAATGAAATCTCTGCCAGTAATTCCTTTATGTCTTTTCATTGGCTTAAACACAGATTCAATTCCGTGCGGAATGTACAACGCTTCGATGCCAACATTTTCTAACATCGCTTGTCCGTACTGACTCATTGCGATCGGTGTTACAAAATCTTGTCTGCACCATTTAGCAACTTGCGGTGGTGCTGGAATGTGATCTATGGGAACCCAACTGGCAACATTCCAGTCTGCCCATCGTGGACCTTTGAAAACCCAGACATCATAAAGTGTAAAAAGAATGTGCGGTTGCTTTGGATCTTGCATTGTCCAGTCGTGCATATGCGCAGGCACAACATCATTCGAATAAAGATCAGCACCGCGCTGGTAAACGGGGATGCCGTTCCAGTCTGTGTTGCTTCCCTCTAATCCGTAATTGTTAAAGATCGCAACATCGTGTCCTTGTTCTTTCATTCGCTGTGTTACTTGCGCAGTTTGCGTTCCGTAACCAGTCGCAGCCCACGGCGCGTTACTGTTCCAGCCGATTCGTAATGATGATTTATTTTGCACAGGTTCTCCCTTAATTTATGAACAGCCTAATTTAACAACCCTGCAAAGTCTAATAACCACGCCACGAAACAGTTGTGTAATTAACTAGACAAATGTTATACAACACTTTAGACTTGTATTAACAGCGAGGGTCAAACCTCTAGGACAAAGGATCAAGAAAATGAGAACACCAATCAAGACAACAAAGAAAACCATCGAGGATCTTTCAGGTGCATACGATATCTACGATGCAGAAGTAAGCAGTGGAGAATACGAACCAGAACTTTGGGACATTGACGAAAGTTCAAACACGATTCTTTTAGATCACGCAAAAGGTGCGGCGATGTTTCTAAATTGCTTAAACGGTGAGATTCAAGTTTGCGAGAACGTAATGTATGAGGAACCAGAAAGTTACGGCATCGCATACAGAATGATCAAGCGGATGCGCAGGCTCGAAGCAATCGTGTTAGAAAAATTTGGTGAGCAAGTCGAGCGCGATATGTACGGATGCTGGAAAGAAGTGCAAGCCTAATGAGCAAATGTTGCAACATCGTTTACTGGAAACACGATGACGGATGGGATGTATTCCGCAGATCTGATTGTTTTAAGAATTGGGATGGCAGTTACGTTCCCAAAGGATTCGATTGCGCACTGATCGAGGATTACCCAACAAAGCAATTAGCGATTACCGAAATGAAAGACTGGCACAGATACGGCATCTGCTTGGTAAGTATCTAAAGAAAAAGTGAACCCCGTTGGCCTGCGCTCCAACGGGGTTCACGTTTGTTCCTAATTACTAGGAAGCATTGCCTGCGAAATACTTCACGTGTGAAGTCTGAATCAGGTTGCCATCCACGCGCATAGTTGCACGGAATGTAATCAGGTCATTCTGGAATGCGAAATCATCTGAACGATCAAGACGCAAACCGCCAACGGTGCGAACGTAGTAACTTGGCAAGTGGCCAAAGATTACTGACTTTGCACTTGTTGCTGGTGACGCCATTGCTGGATTTTCGAAAATAGGATACCCAAGCAATAGATCACGAGCATCGGCAGATAGGGATGGGCTGAACAAGTACTGACCAGCATTATCCTTTAACTTGCGAACAGCAGCGATCGCCTGAGCGTTCATCTGCCATCCTGTGCCTGGCAAAGTGCGACCTGCGGTATTCACACTGTAAACAAGATCGATCAAGTTATCAGCGGTGAATGCACCAGATACGGAAGTGCCGCCAGTGATTCCTGAGCCTGCGGCAGTAACGATACCAGTTGGCTGGGTTGTACCAGTACCAGTTGTTAGTGCGCCATTGACTGCAAAACCAAGTGCGTTACCAGTCTGAGTTGCTAGGAATCCAAGAATATCCACGCCTGCATCCTCAACCATTTCACGGCTGATCTGAGTTAGGAATGAATACTTGTATGCACCAAGCGTTACGAACTGATTGAATGTTGGATCGCTTTCACCGATTGCTCCTGCTTCAGATGTAACCGTACCTGTGCTGTATGCGCTTAGGCTTGGAATCTGCAAGTTTTCGCCACCTGCGGTTGCAAGTGTGGTGGAAGTTTCTAGCATTGGTCCAACGTGACGGGCAAGCATAATCACTTGATCGTAGAATGATGTCGGAACTGGCGCGCCACTTGAACCCTTGGTCACATCGCGCTTCTCAAATGAGTGTGAGCGAATTTCGCCACGAGCAAGTGAACGGATTAGTTCTGCATCATTGATTGATGGTACAGAAACTTCTGGACGTGCCTGTGATTCGAAACCAACCATTGCTTCGGCAGCGCGTACTTCACGCTCTGTCTGTGCTTTGATGGTGTCGATAGTTGCCGCACGCTGATCAAGATCAACCATAATGCGGTCATACTTTTCGTTTTCTTCAGAGGACAAATCGCGCTTTTCTGCGGCAGCGGAATCTAGCAATGCTTTTGCTTCATCCCACGCTTTGGCACGAGCCTCTATTTGCTGATTGATGTAATCAGACATAGTTACTCCCTAAGTTGTTGTTGTTGTGTTCTTACAAGATCTGCGTGGCTCCACAACAGTAAACGCAACGGTGGCTCCACTCAATTGCACAAGTCAATTATTGCACAAATAAAAATAGGCTCAGTGCCTTCCCCTGCACCAAGCCTATTTCTGTAAACAGATTATCGTGTTTCTGTAATTTTTTCCAATCGGGTTTCATCCACCGGTGAAAAGGATTTTTTTTCAGCAGGCTTTTTGTCGCCAAATTCCGCAACTATGGCTGCAGATATAGCATCGGCGAAATCAACAAAAACACCAGACTGAGGATTACCAAGCACAGAGAGATAAACCCTTTTGACATTTTCCGCATTCATTAAAATACCTTTGACATAAGATCAAGTTGCTTGCGCTTAAGTTCTAGCAGTTCCAGATTGCTTGGCTGATCTGCTCGTAACTTAGAAACCACCTCAGCAATTAAATCAGCGTGTTCTGCTTCCAAAGTTTCGCCTGCTTCCAGTCGTGTAATCGCATCACTTAACGCATCTAC